CGTCGCCCCGTTTGGCCCTGGTGTACAAAGCACCAGGGGCACTACATCACAAGAGGCCAGCGAGCTTTGCGGCTTGCTGCACCCTCTTGAGCCAAGTGCGGCTGAGGAACGGAGTCCACTTCCAGGTAGTCCTACTCTTCATAGGACCGCCTTCGGGAGCACCGTTCAGCCCAACACTAGAGGATCCTGTCGGATTCCAGGCGTTTGTAGTGTCGTCCTCGGACGGATCTGGGCAGAAGATGCCCCGGAGCACACGATCTCTTACGAGAACAGTGCGTTCCGTGTCCGTCCAAGGGTCTTGGGGAGGGTCGACATCCCGCTCTAGGGCGTAATACATGGCAAGAAACTTATCCCGCTTCTCCCGTGGGAACCCACCGGGGTTGATCCCCTCTGGGGTTCTAGGGGTCGGAAGCAAGGCGATAATGTTCCTAAGCCTTGTATTCGGCAGACCCTTGACGGCCCTCGGGCCGATCAAAGAGATCATGCTATGGAGAGTTCGGTAGCTCAGGTGGAAATACTTGAGCTTGAACTCCCACCCCTCAGCGGAGATGATCCTCCCCGCAAACTCACCTAAACAGCCTTGGAGTGACTTGGGCTCCGAGATGGATACGCCGAGTCTGGTCATCACAGACTTGTATCTGTCTGCTAGGTCCTTATCGGCGATCACAAGGTCGTCACCTAAGATCACGTAAGGTGCCTCAGCGGGAGGCCCGTCCCACAGCCCACGCACTATGGCGTGGTGGGTAAGGGCAAAGGCTGCAAATGACGGGATGGCCCCGAGGGGCTGCCCGGTCATCCAGCGCACTCCGATGGCGCTGCGCACACTTCCCTTGTACCCGACTCTTGCCGGGATACGGGACAAGACTGTGAAGGTGTCGACCCACATCCGCTGGTTCGCAGTTCGAGACAACTCCAGCAGCACGGTTCGAGTGAGTTGAAGGGGCATACGGTCCGTGGCCGAGGACAGGTCGAAGGAGTAAACCTCCTTCCCTTCCTGTAACCAACTGACCACCCTTTCAGCACCCCTCACTTGGTCGAAGGTGCAATCCTGTGGGATTTTCGCGAGCTGGGAGTACAACTCCCTAGCCCACGGGCCCATCAGGAATTGGACCCATTGACTCGGTGAGTAGAAGAATCGTGCCTTCCCATCCCTCTGCACACGGCAGTAGACGGTACCGATCGTACCGTACTCTGCCCTGGGCGAGTCCAAGTTTCGCTCGAGGAGCATACATGGAACCTGCGCCAAGGCGTAGGGCCATGTGTCCTCAATGCCGAATCTGGCAGCCCATAATCGCAGTGTCTGGGAATCCGAGGCGAGCTCCTCCCACTCGAGGGAGAGCTTACCATCGGGCCCCAGTGTGCGAAGTGAGAGGGGGTTCCGGACTGGAATCACGTCCCTGATGCGAACCTCTGGGAGGATGCGTCTCATGGGCTTGTGGATCCCGATGTAACTAAGTGGGATCCACGCCCGTGGGTGATTGCGATCACCCTTATAAGAGACAACATGCACCCCTTCTGGAAGCGGGGACAGGACTGCCTTCTCGAACTTCTCAACGTCCTCCGGTGAAGGATCGCTTGACACCTCCGACATGGCGGTGAACAGGCGCCACACCTGGACTAGTTGAGAAAACTTTCGAAAAGAGCCCTCGCGGGCTATGCGTTCTGCGTAGGCCAGGTAGGCCTGCGAGAACCATGCAGGTTTGTCGGGTTGCTCACCCGCCCGGATCTTCAGTAGGTATTGGATGACGCTCTTACAGCGCTCCGCTGCCCACTTGAACCCGGAGTTCTTGACCCATCGCTCGACCGCACAAGCCACTGAGAGCTTGTAGGGCTTCGCGATTAGTGGATGTAGTGCCAGTGCCTGTCTTACGACAACTGTGCTCATGGTGAACACCTCCATGATGTGCAGTTTAGGCGTAAGGTGCGCCAGCACCTGCTCCACCCTCAAGCCGTGGGTCAGTGAGGCCTCCTGGGAGTTCAGGTCAGCCTCCAACGGC